ATGAAGATGAAGCCGACTACTTCAAAGCCTTAAAACAATCTATTGCTAACAAATTTAACTTGGAACAAGAATCATGAAACTTCAAACGCAAATAACAGAATACGATAATGATAACAACGCTTATATTATTGAAATTACAGGCGAATATCATGATTTTGAACGCGGTGAACGTGATAGTTTTGGCGTGCCTTTAGAACCTGATTTTGACGCGCATTTTATTATTGAGGATATTTACATTGGCGATAAGAATTATTGCTTACATGAACTTGCAGCGCTATTAGATTATTCATTTAACTATGTAAGCGAAATGATACAGGATGCTTTAGCCGATAAGTTAGAATCTGATTACGAACTATACAACGAACTACAATATGAAAACAATTATTATTAGTGCCTTAATTGGTATTTTGGCAGGCTTAACAGCTGGCTTAACACTTGAAAAATTATATCTTATGTTAGCATTTGCATTTATAGGCGGGATATGCCTTGGAATCGGTTTAATTTTGTTAATTGATAAAAAGAAAAAAAATTAGCCCGCTGCAGGTGCACTTGCATGGACCGAAGATAATACAATGGTATTCCAAATCGTATGTTGGCACTGTTAGCGTTCAGGGGATAATTTAAAAACGCATTTTTACAAACTAAACTACTAAACCATGAAAACAACACTTCTAATCTTAGCAGTAATATTATTTACATCGGGAACATTCCCAGCGCTAAAAAAACAGCCTGCACCAAAACACATAGATAGCTACATAAAACGCTTTTTAAAGACTGCGCAAAATGAAGCGAAGCTATTTAATATACCCGTTAGCATAACGCTTGCACAGGGCATTATAGAATCAAATGCAGGGCGCTCAGGACTAAGCCTAAAGCATAACAACCACTTTGGTATTAAATGGAATCGCAGGGGTAAATATGCAGTTTATAAAGATGACACGCCACGCGATAGGTTTCAGGTCTATAAATCGGCTTGGTGGTCATATCGGGCGCATAGTAAGTTATTGGTATCAAAAAGATATAAACACCTTACACGGCTAAATAGGTTGAATTATAAAGCATGGGCACACGGTTTAAAAAAGTGCGGTTATGCAACTGAAAAAAAATATGCTGAAATACTAATTTCTGTAATAGAAAAATACGACCTTTGGCTTTATGATTTCCCGATTTTTCCATGACAAAATAAAAGGCGATGAATGGTATGTAGTTGAGCAGTTGCCAATGGGCAATTACAAAGCTATCTGCACGCGTCAAACTAAAGTCTATAAGTTAGGGTGCGTTAGAAACTTTTTTTTTGACGATTACGAAATATGGAGTAAGGGAAAATTAAAACCTAATAATCATTCTTTAACACTTAAAACAAAATACGATGGTCAACCGCGTAACACTAATCGGCAGGGTAGGAAAAGAACCTGAGCAAAAAACATTTGGCGAAAAGACATTAACTAAATTTAGCTTCGCAACATCTGAAAGTAGCAAAGACAAAAACGGCGAATGGCAGGAAAAAACACAATGGCACCAGGTAAACTATTGGAATAACATCACAATTGAAAAGGGCGATATGTTATTCATTGAAGGCAAAGTAGAATACCGTGAACATGAAGGCAAATATTATACTGATATTATCGCATCTTATTGCAGAAAAATAAACACGGGGCAAAAAGCAACACCCGTAGAAGTTGAAGTTATTAGTAGCACTTCAAAAAATAATGATGCTGATTTGCCATTTTAACTTGTAAATATTAAATAATTATCTTATTTTTATTTTAGTTTTAGTTTTCATTAGTCTTTTGGTTTGTACCGCCTGTTTTTTGAAGTTCAGGCGGTTTTTTTTTAAAAAATAAGATATGTATTTTACCTTTGAGCAAGCGATGTTATTGATAAAGCCAAACGGCGCTAAGAATGCGAACTATGCTGCAACACGAATAAGACAGCTTATAAATTTTGGTTATTTAGCTGAGGCAAAGCCCGAAATATTTGTAAAGCATTTTGATTCTTATATAAGTTTGGGCAATATAAAAACCGAAGGCTTAGTTAATGCCGAATCAGTTTACAATTACATTCAGCATCGTAGCGATTTAAAGCAAAAACTTGGTAAAATACCGAAGCAAAACCGACAAGTTAAGGCTATATTTTCAGATGAAACATTTAGTACGTTTATGTCGATAGATTCAGCATGTATATTTTTTGGAATTTCAAGACCTAAAATAATGCAAAGCATAAAGAAAAATAAAGCTATTGAAGTTCCGATTAGAACAACGGTTAAAAATGACATAGATAGCGAAATTAAAACAGAATTGGTAAGGTTTATTTAGGCTTTACATCACTACAGTCAGTTTAAAACTGATTTTAAAACTACAAAACAAAACAAAATGCTAACACTAAATTCTAATTCTTTAGCCGTTGTAAGGCTACAAATGCAATTAAGACAGCTTGACTTCTATGCTGGTTTAATTGATGGGTTCTATGATGAAACAATGCGCAATGCTGTTATAGAATTTCAAATAAAATATCAATTGGTGCCCGATGGAATTGCAGGACCGAAAACGTTAACGGTTGCTAATACTGTTTGCGCTAATGGATTCCATACTTTGTTTTTGCATTGTTCTGCAGGTCCTGAGTTCCGCGATGCTAAAGCTGAGCAAATTGTAGCGATGCACACGTTACCAGTTGCTAAAGGCGGGCGCGGTTGGTCAAAGCCTGGTTATGCTGATGTAATTGAAACAAGCGGCAAACTTGTAAACATTTGGAAATATAACGAAGATAATCTTATAAACGAATGGGAGCAAACATGGGGCGTATTAGGTACAACGTTACTAAATAGAAATGCGCGCCACGTTTGTTATATTGGTGGCATGACTTCAGATATGCGAATGCCTAAAGATACGCGCACGCCTGGTCAATTACTTACAATGTATAACTACGTTCATGATATTGTAAAGCATAACCCTAAAATTATAATTGCAGGTCATAACCAAGTGCAGAACAAAGCATGTCCAAGTTTTGATGTTCCTAAGTATTTGGAATCAATTAAAATACCTGCGTATAACATCGCTAATTGGTCTTCTAAACTAAAGATATGACACAAGCAGAAAAACACCGATTAAAGCGAATTTTGGAATACAAAAAAGGCTATTTAGATGCATTGTTATGGGTTCAAAATTCCGAACCTTATGATGAAGTTATAGAATTAAGAATTGACATTTATACAGATAAAATTAAAGAACTTGAAAACAAACTTAAAGCACATGACTAATGAAGAAAAAAAAGCGGCACTAATCGCTAAAGTTGGTGAGCAAAAAGTGAACGAATTAACGCAAAACATTTGGTTATTATTAGGGTCGCTTAAAACTGCAAAATATGCGATAGCGCAGTTTGAACCTTATAAGCTAAAGTTCGAAATGAAAAAACGTTTTTTAGATTTGCATACAGCTATAAACCTATTTATAAATACCTTTGAAAAGTCTGCAAATCCCTATGAACGCGAACTATTAAATACTACTTCTTATGAGAACGTAGGCGCGGTTGCTGAATTGATAGCGATGGCGATAACATTACCTGAATCGCAGATTGAATGGTATTTAGATGAATGCAAAAAATTAACTTATGTAGCGTTTAATAAATCACAAAATGAACTGCGTAGCGATAGCGGTGAATAAAATGTTTCCTAATCAGGATACAAGCGAATTTCATAATAGAACGTTGGGCGTTGGAATGGGTGATATACAACGCATGATACCTACTGATTTATCTGTTTGGGCTGTTTATTGCAACCATTACAAATGCGTAAATTTTGACCTAATAAGGCAGCTACCAAAAACAAATGATTATATCCCGTTATTTCTGTTTCATTCGCAAATGAATGATAGGTTTAGGCTTCATTGTGAGTTTGCGCTATGGGATAGAAACACGGTTGTAGTCAATGACATAGAACACGATGCTGATTATTATTTTAAGCATAACAAAGTAGTACAGGTTGCAGCCTTAATAAAATTTGAAACACATCAAATACTAATAGCTAAGAAATGACAGATTTACCGACATTTGAGGAAACATTCGAACGCCAACTATTTGAAGCGGGCGAAAACAAAATGTTTTATAACAACAGCTACATAATTATAAATGAACTTTGGCTTAGAAACTTTCATAAGTTAGCACAAACAGAAAAACCGCTGCATATCACTACGCAACGGTCTGAGAACACATGAAAACAAAAGAGCAAAACAGTAAATTATTCGCCTGCAGGTTTATCACTTGCAGGTTTTTTTAGCATATCTTTAGGATTAGGAATAAAGCCTTTAAAGTAACCGATAATGTCAACGCCTGTAGTTTGTGAAACGTTCTCAAAGATAGATTTTAATTCTATGCCACAAACGAATAAAGCAACGTAATAAGATAGCGTAAATTCTAAGTCTAACATCCATGTAAAAACTTGACTACTTATAATTGCCAAACAATAATCATTCATTTTAGATATGGTTCTTCTAAAACCCCTCGATTGTATTTTTTCGCCTAATGCTTTAGCTTTTCGAACGCCTGTTAAAAAGTCAACAAGTAGCAAAAAACTAAGACAGATAATTAAAGGTTTTAAAATATTTAGCTGCATTTTAATTTCTGGCAGCACCTTCATAAAAAAATTTAGTGAATCAGATGCTAATCGCAAAGAATCAGAGGTAATTGTTAGGGAATCCATTAACTAAGTTTAATATATCGTGAAACAATAACAGCCGCTGGCGTACCTATAAAGATAAACCACCACGGCAGCGGTACGAAAATGACAAAGAACGTAAATGTAAATAGTGCAACCCATGTACCAAAGCAAATAGGACAAGCGCCCGCCATTGACCAAGGGTTATTTTTCATGTTGTTTTCAGTATCGTTATAAACATGTTCAACTTGCTGTAGATAGTCTTTGTAAATTACATCTGATTCTTCAGCGGTTTTATTTTCAAGTTGACCGTTTAAATATACATCGCGTTTTATTTTCCAAGCGTTGTATTTAGCCCACACGCGGTTTTTTTCTTTTGTTTCAAAGTCTAAGTAACGTTTAGAAATAAAAGCGCCATAAGCGGAAAATATACGCCCTGTATAGTATTCGCCCTGAATCGGTGAACCTATGCAGTAATGTAAAAACACTATTGCACAGGCAGCGATGGGTATAAGGATTATAAGACTAAGCATTATACAATTGTAGCATTATACCCTAACTGTATAAATTCGTTTTGCATATAAAGCAAAGCAGTTTCTAATGATTGCGTTTCTGTTTCTAAAATTACATAGTTATAAGTCATATTTATTACATCAGTTGCAATTTCTTTGCCTGCAATATAAGCATCAGCATTTTGATAGGTTTTGTAGGTCACAGTTATTGAGCCGTCAAGATTGCAAGTGAATACAATTCTCACATAGATTTCGGTTAGCTCTATATCTGTACCTTGTACTAAAATTGCCTTTGTGTTTTTTGATAATTGAAGTGCCATAATGTTAATCTATTCTTTTATATTTTAAAATTGAACCTTTCCAAGTGCGTGAAATTGCACCTGCTAATGCTGAGTTATTAGAAAATTGATATTTAAAAATAGCGTTTGCAGATGCTGTAAAACTATAAATTATTTTAATACTTGAAAGTATATCTAAATCAGCTGCTTGTGTACCTAAAGCATTTGTAGATGTTACGGCTGCGGCGTTGGCTTGATAAGAAACTATATTTGCAACTCCTGTATTTGATGGACCTGTTAAAATACCATTACCTTTTAATGAACCTGCTGAAACTGCTAAAGCATTTTTGTAGTCTGCGCTTGTATTATTTGCAGAAATAACAGCATCAATCTCTACCATATAATGACCGCCAGCAACAACGCTAAATTGCAATTCTGTGTCATCCTGCAAAGTAGCACTATTTGTTACATCTTGATTAGCACTTTTTACTATTACGCTCCAACCCTCAGCATTTGAAATAGGTTTATTTTTCCATAGTTGTGTTGAACTTTCATAAATAAGCCCATCATTATTTGCCAACGTACCAGTATTTATGGAAACATTGTGCAATTCGTCAAGCTCATAGCCATTTTGAACGTGCAATAAGATGTGTCCATCAGTTGCGCTTTTCTTTGCTACATAACCAATAACAACAGCGTGCTGAGGAGCAACAGGCTTAACATTTGTAAATGTTCCTGCAACCGTTGGACTTAAATAAAGAACATCCCCTTCTGTAAAGGCATTAGTATTTAAGCCGTGAATAATGCCGTTTATGCCTACAAAACCGTTTGAAGCATCTGCAATATCTTCGGCAACTATACCAAAGGCTGTAGCACTGTTTGCGTCGCTATCGCCTAAAGCTAAATTTATACCTATAAAACCACCTGCAACACCAACTACCTTAACAACGCTGCCTTTAGTAATAGCTGAGCCGCTGTTATTTCTTGCCTTAACAAAAAGTTGATGCCCTATTTTATTTTTTAAACCGCCTTGCATACCAAGGTCAATTGTACCATCGGTATTATTCCATGCCATTTGACCAGCGCCAGCCGTTGAAGTTGTAGCCGTGTCAAAATCCAATAAGTTTAAATCAGTAATATCTAAACTACCTGCAGAATCGCCCGCAGCTAAAACCGTAGCTAAATCAGGTGTTGGACCGCCGCCGCTAACTACAAAAAAAAAATCGCTACTTAACAATTGTGCTAAGTCGGCGCAAGTACCTGAAAACGCAATTGGTGCCGCTGGTACTACTTCAGTATTTGCAACGTTTGTAGGGTCGATATATTCAACGCTGCCATTATCTTGAACAACTTTAACGCTACCGTTTACGTTGCATTCAATTTCAACTATATCGGGGCTAAGGCTGTTAATGAAATCGCCCGAAGTCGAATCATAAATAGCTACATTTCCATTTGCGAGTTTTACAATATCTATCATTGGTTTATTATTATTTTAGTGCTAAATTCAATACAATCATATTCAATGCCATTAACTTCAAGTGTAACAATTTCGCCATTAGGGTCAATTATTTGTCCTGAGTAAGTATAACTTTCATTTAAGTTTGTAAGTGTAAATATTACGGTTTCGCCATCTAAAACATCAACACTATAATAAATATTTACAGAACCAAAAGTCAATTCTAAAACCCAAGTGCCCGCAGTTAGTGCATCTACAACAATGCCCGTATTATAAACAGCATTACAAGCATTAAGGCAGCCCAAATTTAAGGTTTTTTCACAACAATTACAACAAGGCATATATTTAAAGTTTAATTTTTTCTAAAAAAGGGGGTATTGATTCCAACCCCCTACTAATTGCCTAAGGTAGCGAAACTTGGCGGCATAGTGAATCTTTATAAAATTGTTATGCTATTACTTATTGCGCTGGCTGAACCTACTATGTTAGTAGCTGTTACCACGCATGTTATTATTTGTCCTGAATCAGCTAATACAGTTGTATATTCAGATGCTGTTTCGCCTACAATATCAATACCGTTCCTTTGCCATTGAAAAGTATATGTAATTGGCATAGTACCTGTCCAAGTTCCAATGTCAGTTACTTTTAAAAGAATACCTACAATATTTCCACCACCTATTACTGGCGCTACTATATTAACTGGCGGTGCACTCGGTTCGGGCTGCGACTTATTTACTTCACATATCGCAAATGGCTTACATTTCTCAGTTAAGCTAAAATCATATCGTAACTCAAAATCTAAGCTAACTATTTGCATAAGGCTTAGCAGCGTTTTAGGGTCTTTGCCTGTTTCTGCAGCGTAAACGGTCCACGGTAGTACTTCATTACTTACAGGGAACAAACGCGGGTTAACTATTGCATATTGCCATTGTACGCCTTTAAAGTTAGCACCATACAGCGCAAATTTAACGCTATCTAAAAGCATACGAGGGTCAGCGCAAACATGCCAAAAAACTAATTTAAGTGGAACACGCACATCCAGTTCGATTCCACAACTTCCGCGCTTAGTATTCGCGGCTTTTCTTGTTTCCGAAACAATACCATTAACACGGATATAATAGCCCGTTCGCGCGGTGTCTGTGATGCCAACATAGTTTCGTGTTCCGTTTTGCGTAACATTCAAAGTAACAACCTGACCTGCAGTATCTTTAACAGCTATGCCATTACCGTTAACGTTTACATTTACGGCTGCCATTGCAGTATCAATCTGTTTGATTAGTTCGGTTATTATGTTTTGTGTTACGTACATTATAGTAAATCTATTTCTTCTAAAATTGCTAATAGTTCATTTCGTGCAGCGGTTTCACCTAATTCTCGTTCTGCTGTTGATACCGTTGAAATATCCTTTGCAAAACGTTCGGGCGATTCTTGAAATTCCATTATACCTGCCATTTCATCATTTGTATAAGTTATAGCGCTATTTAAACCGCTTTCAGTTACTTTGATACTCTGAAATAATGAACCGCTAAAATTCAAATCCACCGTGCCTGATTGCCTACCTGTTAAATCTCTAAGTTCTTTATAACCTTGCGTCAAATACTTTGTCTTATGTGGATTGCCATTTTTAAAAACCGTTTGACCATTTTTACCTTCGGGTTTTATGCCGCCTGCTGAAACAGTTGTAAGTGAAAGCGGGTTTATATAAAACGGGTTCACACTATAAGTTCCTATCTGACTACCTGAACTATCTAAGCCTAAAAAAAATATCCTTTGCTTATATTCTGCAATGACTTGAAACGCCGCAGCCTGCGAAATTCTACGCGCTGTGTTGTCATCATTTACAACTTGTGATAGTATTTCTAAGCGTTCGGATATAGTCATATTTTAACTTGGAAACATTGGGTACATTCTTAAACGTGGTTCACATCTGTAACAAAATCGGTCAGCTTCTAATAACTGAATGATATTATCAATTTCATTATCTAAAGCCTCAATGCTTGCGTTTTCCCATTCAGTTATTTTGATATTCGCCCATTCGTTACCGTGTGTTTTAATTAGGTTCAAACGGTTGTTAGGTGATACCCATTCTTTTAAAATTTGCACGCCTGTTTGGTATAAAATCGCCATACCTAAACGGTCTAAAAATTGGCATATAATATCAGTATCGACACAATCAACACGCACACAAGCGCCTAAATAGCCTTGTGGCTGTGCTGCTATGCCATTCCATCCCGTAACATCTAAAACAGTATCGCCGCATGGCTTGCAGTTTGTTGCAGCATTGCAAGTGTACAGATAAGGCGATATATTAGTAGTGTCAATTGTTACTAATAATAAGTCTTCTTTGAAATATTTCTTAACAAATATGTGCATTTCAGTATCTGCAAAAACAGTAACAGCCTGACTAAATAATATATTGCCTGCATAATCAGTAACGTAAATTGTTGTATTGCCGTTGTTGGTTGCCTTAAATTTGACTGAGTCGATAAAAATACGGCTTTGCGGGCTATCTATCCACTTCTTAGATATTTTGATGCCTCGGTTAAATGCTGCAGGTGCAACGCTTGTAGTTGATACGCCGCAAACAGCATATTTTGAACCGATGCTATTTAATTTTATACCCCTTGCATTTAGAACAGCCTTTAAACGTTTTTCGACCACATCAGCAGCAAAATACATTTTTTCCTGTACGGTCAACGTAGCAGAAATAAGCGCCTCCGAACTAACAGCCGCGACATTATTTATTGTTAAACCTTCTAAGTTTTCTAAATAATAACCGCTGGTTGGTAACGTGTTAGGCGCATAACAGCCATTAAGACTTATTATGTAGTTTTCTAAGCAAGTAGGTGTATTAAGATTCAGCATCTAATTCAGTTTGTTTTTTACGACCGCGTTTTTTTGGCTTTTCAGTTTCGGTTATTTCTTCGGCTTCAGCGGTTTCATCGGTTTCGATGGTTTCGGCTTCTTGTCGTCCTTGTCCTTGTCCTTGTCCTTCATTTTGTTGTTTTTGAATTACAGATAATAGCCCTTCAGAATAATAAATATCTTTAGGAAAATCATTTTGCTTTACAGCCTTTTCAACAGCCTTGTTAATGCTTTCGCTACCTATTGTTTTCTTTTGGCTTGTATAGTCGAATAGATAAACAACATCTTCGTTATCGGTACGCTGTACGTTTATAGCGCCGTAATATTTACGAATTATTGTTAATGCTTGTGCTATTTTTTTTGAATAGTTTACCATGTGTTTATATTTTAAAAAGGGGCGGTTTCCCGCCCCTCAATCATTAAAACTAAATTGTACCGTTATAAGTATCGTTACATGCAACGCTATCAGTAATGATAAGCTGTGCAGCACCTGTATTAGTACTTGTAGTGTAGAAATTGCTATAAGTTCCAAATACATTGGTTTCACCTAAAATTTGAGCAGTAGGCGCACCATCAAAAGAATTTGAATCTAATACCCAATCAAGGTTGGTAAGCGTTGCACCTGTTGAAGGCGTTGAAGCGCTGTAAACATTGTATAGAGTTACAGTTGCAACTGTAAGCGCAACATCAGAACCAGTAGCAGAAACAACAACTACAGATGTTACAGTACCATTAGCAAATACTTCAATATCCATATTTGTACCATCCCAACCACCTGCAACTGTGTAAATAGAACCTACACTTGCAAGAGCTATTTGAGCAGCGGCAATAAAGCCATTAGCGCCACCAGCTGTACCTGTATCAAATGTACCACCTACGCTAAATGGTAAACCGTTAATTTGAATAGCAACAGCATCGGCTACGTCAACACCCTCACCTGAAAACTGTTCACCTGTTACAGTTTTGCTGTAGAACAAAGCGTTACAAGCTACTACGCATTCATCAGCTGATTCGCAGAACGTTGCATCTGTAGCAGCAGGCGCACCAACAAAACCACATGCAGGTTCAATATCGCAGTATCCTGTGTCAGCACAAACAACTTCATATTTGAATACATCAAGTACGCCATCAAACAAACAGTCTTGCTGTGCCCAACATTTAGGCATACCAACAACCGCCCAGTTAGTAGCGAACTGAATGTAAAGTTCAATTTCATCATTACATTTAACGTAAGACATTACAACATCATGCTCAATGCCTAACCAAGGGTCAACAACTGTAGTACGCATTTGGTCTTCGAAGTCATAAGTGAACTGACCTTTGTTCTTTGCGTATGTGATAAGTTGAAGCGCACCAGGCGCCATTGCGATTACTTCATTAGGATTGCCAAAAGCAGCGCCCAAATTAGTATCGTAGAAAATTGAACGAGTGATGTCAAGTAATGAAGCATCAAAACCGAAGTCATTACCTGAAGCGATAGCACGTGCTTTACGGTATTGGTCCAACAAAGTACCACCGATAAGAACCATTTGCTGTTCGATTTCAGCTTGTTTGCGGTCGCTATCTAAAATTGATTCGCCTACAGGGTTAATGCCTAAACCATTAGCAAGGAACAAAGGCAAAGACTTAGAAGTAACTGCAGGGTCAGCACAATCGCATTTAACAAAGTTACCAACGAAACCGTTATTAGCTACAACTGTAGAAACTTCTTTACCTAACTTGTTAATGTGATTTCTAAGAACTTCATTAACATAGCTGTTTTGATAATCAGCGCGGCTTTCTTTGATACAACGGATTAACTCATCGTCAATCTTTATTTTTTGAGAAACCGTTTTATTTTTGATTTCTACTTCATCATACAAAGGCTTAACAACATCTCCATCAGTAGGGCAATATTCAAGGCTTGTATTATTTGATTCAGCCAAACGTGGAAAGAAACGGCGGGTTACTTTGTAAACTTTACCGTTACCTTGTTCAACAGCTTGAACGTTACCAAGTTTTACTTGTGATGCTGATTTGTTTGCAGCGCTAACAAGCAATTGCAATAAGCCGATATTTGGCGATGGCATGGAGCGCATACCGTTGTTATTATTCAACGATATGTCTATAATTTTCCACGCATCAGCGAGTTTTATAGTTGACATTTAAAGAATATTAAATTGTAAAAAATTGTTTTTTGTTTGGCATTTTCCACGCTGCCAGCGTTCTGTTTTTTTTCTGTGCCGCAGCACCCTATTTTGTGAGAGGTCGTAGTGCAAAGATAAGTTTATTATAAATAAATAAATAAATAATTTTTTTATAGAATTATTAAACAAAAAAGGCAGCCCTTTCGAACTGCCCAAACTATTAACTAACTAAACTAAATTAAACCGTTTTCCTGCATGTATTTTAAACGGGCGGGGTGCATTCCGCTTTTTGTTTTTTCATCAATTTCAAATGATTTAGTTTGACCGCCGTTAGATTGCTTTTCAAAATTATATTCAGCTGCTATAATTTCAAATAGTGTTTCATACTTTAAATTTTCAGTAGGCTTAGATGGGTGCTTTACGCGGTTGCCATCCTTATTAACCCAAATATTACTATCAGCATCAATTTCAAAATCTAAACCACGTTCACGGATTTCGGCTTCTAAAATTGCACGCATTTCTTTAGGCGCTAATCTTGGATTCTTAACAGTTTCAACTAATGAA